TTGTAAAACAAAAAGATTCTCAATAAAGGGGGAAATAAAGTAAAGCAAAACTAAAAATAATCCCAGACCCAACAAGACGATTTCTGTTTTGTTTCCAACCGCTTTTTCAGAAGAAAAGATTCTAACCAAAAAGTCTACAATATACACTAATATACAAGGAATGTATAGTACGCTGTTGATAAAAAGACGCACGTATGGAGAGCTTTGCACGTAATGACTTGACATGAGGATTTTGAAAGTGAGCCCAAGAATGACAATAATTAGTAACAAGTTGATTATGAAAGAAATGATGCTGGAAGACGAGTATAGTTGTCCCGCACTACTAATCATCCAATAGATGAGACCGCCGGAAATTCCCAAAGAAACCAATATGAAGAGAGACTTGAGAAATAAGTCCCAGCTACTATTTGCAACACTTTCTATTCGCATGTCTTTTGCGGAAAAATAGATGGTGTAATTCATCACTAGTCCAAGCAAAAAAACGCCTATAAAAATAATGGCAAAGGTGGATTGTCCAAAATAATCTTTTGATAAGTTCCATGGTTCATAAAAGTAGAATAAAAAAGCTAATATCAAAAAGATGGCAAAGTATGTGAGATAGTTAACTCGTCTCTGCATAAGAACGGTCCAGAAGGAAATTGGAATTGCGTTGTCATATTTTGGTTTTGTTGAGAGATTGAAAAATCCCATACCAACAATGATTAATGCAACAACAATGATGGAAAATATCCAGTTACTTGTCGCCCACGTAGAAAATATGGGTGCGCTAGTGTCTTTGCTGTTGATTTGTTTATTGTAAATGACAAAAAATGCAATCAAAAAACCAAGGGCGAAGAGAAATCCAATAACAAATTTGGGTTCGGTATAGAGAAAATGAGAGAAAGCACTGAAAATAGACAGTAGGTTTGCGCCAAATCCCGGAATATTATACACTAGAATCATGGTTACACAAACAATCGCAAATATGACAGCAAAAACTATGCCAACAATTGCATTTGTTGGTAGTTTATTATCTTTTTTCTTGTCGTCATCATTATTACTTGAATTATTTGGAATAGAATTGGCGTTGCCCATTAGTATAAGTCTAGATTATAGTGGGGAACCTAGTAAGGGAACCCAGGTTCCCTTAAACCCTCCTGGTGGCTAAATATATTGCAGATATACACCGTTGAACATTTAAAATGAGATTAAGAATTGTATAACGATTTACCACGAGGAGGGGGGTCGTAGGGGGGAACCCGGGTTCCCCCTACTCACATATTCTCCATAGCCGTTTTTTTGCCATGACATTCGCGACACAAGGCCACTAAATTAGAGACATCGTTGCCTCCACCGTGTTCAAGTCTTACTTTGTGATCTACTTCAAACCAAGCATTCAAAGTCCCGCCACAATGGCCACATTTCCATCCCTGTTGAGAGGCCACATATTTTTTTTTCGTTTCGCTCACAGAGCGTTTCGTCGCCCCTTTACCAGACGCCAAGATACGTTGCTCACTCATACCGTTTGCCCTGTTAAAAGAGTTCATAAATTGTCCAGTATAGTCCGCGTCCACATTGTTTTCTACATTTGTGTCTGTAAAATCTAATATAGGAGAGATCATATCAATAGAAGACCGGCTAATAGGCAAATATTTCACCATATTGTTGGCACACAACAACATTTGTTTAGACTGTTGTGGATTACGTTTCAACATCAAGTAGACTCCCAGCCCTAAAACACCATAAAATATTATTTGGTAATATTTTTTTCCAGATCGCAACATTTTCATAAATTTTCCATCGTGATATGCGTCGTATATGAAAAAGGCAGTAATTCCAAATATGACAATCTCAATTCGCATTTGCAACAGTGACTCTATTACTATATTATAGAGAGAGAATTGCCATTTGCGCGACAACTGTCTTTAAGCCGGTGTTTTGAATATATATAAAAACTACTTAAAGAACCCAGCCCAATAGATCCGTTAAAATTGATATAGAAACAACGCATCATATAGAATATAGAATATAGAACATATATCAATACATATTAAACATAAAGTTATGCTGGTCGGAAACAAGAATTATTATATTAAAGAGGGGGTTGAATCTCATGAGTATGAGATGCATAAGTATATATATGATTTGGACATTCTAAATGTACCCAAGATAGTTGACTACAACAAAACGACAAAATCTATGGTCATGGAGAGAATCAACGGACTAAGTCTCTCGGATTTTTATGGAGAAGAGGCTCGCGCGGTTCCAGAAGAAATGTTTGATCAGGTAAGAGATATTATCAAGACGCTCGTTCTTTATAATATTGAGTATCCAGATATTACTGGATACAATTTCATCCTTGATGAAAAGGAGGAGGTGTGGATTATTGATTTTGAGCATGCGAAACGCAAAAATAATATTAGAAACCGGTTTATTGCATCTTTTTGTAAAGGGAATAATAGGTGGAACCGGATTTTTGGATAAACTATAGAGGAACCATAGGTTCTCCCCTATGATCCCCTCTTTAATTTCAATAAGATTTATTTATTTACACCTTTGCACATTTAAAACGCCCAAGAACGACCTTTGGTCGTTCAGGGTGGATGCGACTTCGTCGCATTTTACCCATTTTAGAGGACAAAAAAATATGCAAAAATGTAAAATCAATAGTAGGAATTTCACCTACGATGGTCTAACTTTTTCCTCTTCTTTTTTTCCTTCGGGATTGGAAGAGGTGAAAGACGAAATATGAAAACATAATGGGCGTTCCTGTTTCTCTATCCACCACTTTGTTAAATTCATTATGTTTATTGATGAATTCGCATCTCGGGTTCTAAATACGGTTTGTTTGACTTGAGGTCGCACGCAGTTAGAACACACTAAAAGACGGAACTGTTTATCTCCATTTTTGTGTCTGTAGTAATCCAGGTTGTTATGACATTCACAGCATTTCTTACTGGTATTACATTCATTTATGGTAATTGTATCATATTTCTTATGAATTTGCTTCCTTAATCCCTTATTCATGGTCGGCATAAAATGTTTCATTTGTGTGCTTCTGCTCCAATTACCATAACCAATAAGAATATTGTCTCCAAAAGTTTCTTTGATTTTATTCAGGAAATTATCCATGCTTTTCTTACCATAACTATATTGGCGGAATTTCATTTTCCTCCATGTTTCTCGTTGGTAAAATTCTATTGCTTTCTTATTGAGTTTATTCTTTTCAATCAAGTAAGATTTGAACTTTTCATAATTTACAGATTTGCTATTTTCGGTAGAGAGTGCAGTTTCGCACTCATTTATTTTGTTTTTCTTCTTTTCTTCTATCAAAATGCATTGATTACATTTTGCTTTACTTTCTATTTTTCTTTGCGGTGCTGTATATTGTAATTTATTACCATTACCATCCATCATATAAACCAAACTTCTTTTACCGGGGTCGCACCCAACAATATTTCTAGGTTTCAATTCCTCTAATTGTTCCTTTGATAAATCTTCTATGTTATAGAAATCTTGCTCAGGTAAAGTAGGGACTTTACTGCCCCACTTCTTATCTTTCAAATCTTTTCGGATAAATAATAAACAGCAAGAAATACCATCTGTTTGTATTTGGTGGTGAAATTGGTAATGTTTATTATTGAATGTTTTATGGTTCAAATTCAAAAACCCATTCCATATATCATGCTGGTTGTCCTTGATGTTTTTCAATAATTCACCCTTTTTTGTCTTATTCCCATCTTTATCTTTTTCAGGACTAAATAAACTAACCAAACAAGCAGTATCCAAAATAATATGTTTTGGAATAATATTGCTTCTTAATGGTAAGGATTGAAATAATTTACTTTCCTGTTTTTCTAACACGGTGTTCATATAAAGCATTCCTTTCAGATAAGCAAAAGGTCTAACTTTCACATCATAATGAATTGACTTCTTGATATCCTTTGGAAAAATGTGAGGTAAATGAGTGAGTTTCCAATTAGAAAATATTTCATTTGTTTCTGTATCCAATTCCAATACTTGTTTCTTAAACTGAAATAGTGTTGCTTTATCTTCAGTTATTTCGTTTGTTGTCTTATTTATAAAGCGTAGGAAATGTTGAATAAAATGCTCTTGTGCGTTATTAGACAATGAAGTGTGAATTTGTGTTGCTAAATAAGGAAGCATAAAAGTAGTATTTTTCAAATTAGTTTTTTCATGGTTCAGTAACGGTTGGTATTCCGTAGTATAAAACTTCTCTAACTTTTCTAATAGGTCTGTATCTGCTCCTTTCTTACCTCTATTATCACGAATTCCTAATGATTTGATACAGTAAAGTATAAAGGTTTCGTCTATATCAGGCAAAGGTATTTGATTAGTATAACAATATAAAACATACAACCGGATAAACTGGTAGGAATGTATCATTAAGTCATTTATAACAAAAACCAAATTATTTATTTCGGGTTGTATCTCATTGCGGTTTAACAAAACAGATTTGAGTGTAGTTTTGATGGTTTGAAAGGATGCTTTTTCATTATTCCTAAATGATTTGAAGTCGTCTTTCAACTTTTTCTTTTTCACCATTCTATATTATAACCAAAGATTATATTTATATAACTTTTTCGCAAAAGTTATAAAATGCCTAAATGTTTTCCTCCATGGATTTTTCATTTGTCTCTTCTTCCTTTTCTTTTTGTAATTTTTCTTTTTTATTTAAATACGCTGTTCTTGCGTATTCTTTTTTCTTTTCAATTGGAATGGTAGCGTAGTAGTTTGTAGTTTCCTTATATTCCTTTGTTTTTTTTATGATTTCTTCTTTATGATTTTCATAATAATTTTTGCTGCGTGAAGGGGCAGTATATTTTTTAAGTTTTTCTTTTAATATATTTACCTCTTCTTCTAATTGTTTATTTTTGGTAAGCAATTCATCAACATTCATTTAGATAATAACCATATATTATTTTTATATAATTTCAACGGAAAAATTATATAAAATAGGCGTTTTAAATGTGCAAAGGTGTAAAACAATTTGACATTGCAGTCAATTTGTTTTCTTTATTTTATACTAGGATAAACTGTTCTATTCTTTTAGTGTCGTCTTGTCCTTTTATTGTATTTTTTGTTTCCTCTTATGGTTTGTTTCTTTTTGCGCATTCCTCCTTTTCCAGCGACAAGAGAAGAACTAGAAGCAACCCCTCCTTGACTTGGTTCCTGTTCATCTTTAAAAGATAAATATCTACAAAATGACTCTTCATAAGCTTTTTGAAATTCAGCTGGATCTTGTTTCGTTTTTTGTGGAGTTAGTTTTGTGGGTTTTTCAATACCAAGTGTTTTATATATATCTTCATCATCTCTATTCATTCCACCTATTTGATTCCCTCCCCCACTAAGTGTTGATTGTCCTCCAGCACCAGTCAAACAAACAGCTTGTGACTTAGCACTAAATACATATCCAATACGAATTCGCGACATAATTTGATAAGAACCGCGAGACAAGTATTCAGAAAAATCTTCCAATGAAGAAAACATGGACAAAATTTTAATCATCATATTTCTAGACGGTCCTTCAAATGTGCGGAATATGATTGGTTTTGTTAAATCAATTATTGGTTTCAAATTATGTTCCATTTCACTCATTTTTGGAAAAAAAATTAATTCTAATCCAGTGTTTGTATACTTTCTTAACGCTTTATTAACATCATCCTCATTCAACGTAGTATTATGAGAATATATTACAGAAAATCCTTTACTTAGTAAACTTATAATAATTGGTATTTCATATTCTTCGCCAAGAACTTTTGGGCCTTGACCGGCAACAAGAGGAGCTTCATCTACCGGACCCAATTTAACTATTTTAAAAATATTAATATCAATTGATTCGTTTCCACCGCTTTCTCTAGTATATTGTTCTATATGATGTCCTATTGTTTGATCTGTTTGTAAATTAAATTTTTTTTCAACAAATGATCCAGAAGCAGGAGCTGTATTATTTAACTCTTCAACACCATTTAATATAAGTTTATTTTTTTCTGCAATTGCACTTCTAGTAGCGTAACCATTTTCATAAGGAAAAATATATAAAGGTTGTTCATTCAAATCTGGATCATCTTGGTTTATTAATTTTCGCGTAACAAGTTGTTCGTTCTCATCGTCTATATAATAAACATTAGACATATAGTCAAAATATGTTTTGAAGGCATCTTTTATTTTTTCATGTGACGTATCATCGTCAAACATCAAGTATTCATAGAAAAGTTCAGTAACTGGTATTCGCGCTTCATCCAAATCTAAAAATTTATAAAACTTTGGTGAACGATCGCTTGATGCTCCAGCGCCACCCGCAGTTTCTTCACTAGTAAGACATTCTGGATGTTCAATAAATATAGTTTCTCTCATTTTTTCTTCATTCCAGTCATAAAGTCTCTCTTTCAATCTATCATCATAATCCAATGTTAACCATAAATATTCAATTGGTAATTGGATTATATTTGCAGTAAGAAGCCATTTTTGCGTATTAAAAATCAATGATAAAATACGATCATCTGCTTTTCCAGCTTGATAAACTTTATTACTTGCATTTATCCATGCATCAACCAATGACTTAGACTCAATTGATTGAGAGAAAAACATGGTGCCACCAGAAGTTTCAAAAGTATATGGATCGTAGGTAATACTTTCGTCCATTTTATAACTTGACCGTGGATCAATCCACCAACCTCTTGCCATAAAGTCTACATTTGGCATATCAAATATATGTGGATAACTGCGAATATACATATCACCATCAATGTACAAAACACCCAAATTATTTCCAGGTTTTGTTATTTTAACTAGATGTAATGCCTTTTGTATAAACAATGGTTTTGCATTTATTGCCATTTGATATCCTCCTTGTCCAGAAAATTCTGGATATTCTACAGATAAATAATAACATCCATATTTTTGACATTCTTGTCCCCATTTTTGAATCATTTCCTCAAATTTTAAAGGCTCAATAAAACGAAATCTTTCATTCAATATATCATATATATTATAGCCAGTAAACGCACCTTCTTCTTTGGGAGTTCTTTTATTTAAGTCTTCTATTTCACTATAATGAGCATAATTGTATGTTATTCCAAATAATGTATAATTTTTTTTCTTCTCTTTTAATTTTGTTATTATGGCGGCAGTATATTGTTTTTTTAATTCGTTTATTCTTTTAACAGTCTCTAAAAAAAGAGGTTTTAATTGATCAGACTGTTCGGCTAATCCAACAGTACCCTGTGGTGCATTTGGTCCAAGAGGACGTCTATATGTTTCATCATATAATTTTTTAAGAGCATCTAGTTGTTGTCTCACGTTAGATATATTAATAGTATCCTCTTTTGCCAGGTCTATCATTTTTATAAAAATTTCGCGAATATCTTTTTCTGTTTCTTCTTGTGTTTTATATTCAAATTGTTTTGAAATTTTACGACCCTCGTAAATAGACAACATAACATCTTGAAATCCATCCACTTTAATTTTTTGTATTAATCCTTCTGCATAACTACGATTTACACTATCAATAGTTTTATTATAACTTTCAATGCGATTAATTTGTTCTTGGGCTTTGACATTTTCGTATTTTTGTAATTTACATAATGGAATTTGTAAAAAATCATACACCATACTCATGTATTTTTTAGTATATTTGTTAACAATATTATTGAACTCAGTAAACACAGTCATTTTATTCATATAATCCTCAAGATCTTTTCCTGTTATAGCTATCTTATTTTTATAAAGACTGGTTATCATTTTTACTGCATATTTTGTAATATCTTTCACCATGTCTTCAAAAAATGATACACACGGTCTTGCCGTATTGCCATTATCGTTTCCTCTTCCCCACCAATAGGTCGCCACAACAAAATTTGTTGTTGGATTTATACCAGTAGTAGCAGCATCACCAGAAGATAATAAGTTTGTATCAACCTTATTGGGTCCTCCATCCGGATATGTAAATCCACTAACTGTTGTTTGATCTATTATTCTTTTTAATTTATCATAAGCACCTTCCTCTCTTGTTTCTGGCAATAATGGTGAAGATGAACGAGAAGCATCAGAAGAAGATGATTGTGACATATAAATTATAAAAATATTTTATATTATTGTTTGTTCCCCTTCTAGATGTAATAATTTAATTTCGCCTCGTCGTACCTTGTAGTGAGTCCAGTCCCCACAATATGACCCCATAGAGGCAAATAGATTTCTTTTGCAACACCTAAATAAACAGAAGCAAAACAATACAAGCTTCTAGAGCATATCAAAACATCACAGTTGCACAAATAATACAAATCTTCGTCTATATTATCACTTCTAATACAAGGATAAGGTAAATTGATTTCGCCCTTTGGTGAAGCAATAACGACAACTTCGTGATCTGGATATTTCTCTCTCACTTGATCAATCACTTTTTGAATTTTATCTTCTGCAATAGGCGCTTGACAATCATACATATTGTGTGTCCGCCCCCAACTAGGAATATATACACCCTTCTTCTGGCCAAATTCGTGCTCTTCTTGCAAGTTAATCTCAATATAACCGCTATTCAATTTTTCACGATAGTATTCAGCACATATAGAACCATCATAATCTGGTCTTGAACACACGTCATCCAGTCGTAAATGAACCCCAATAATTTCTTTAGATAAATGTCTAGCATTGACCCATATCTTGGAGGCTTGTTTTTCCAAGACTTTTCTAAAGTCGTTGTAAATATGCCTTTTAAAATAAGTGACCAAGTCAACACCTATGTCTTTGCAAACCAACATGTTATTTCCTGGCCAATCTTGTTGATTAACTTGGACCCAATATTGACGTTGCCCATGATCATAACTTCCTAGAGTTTCCGCCAATTGGATATTATATTTATCTACATATTCACGAACGCTCTTGATAAAAATACTGTCATCAAACTGCATATCATAACAGTGTATGAAGTATTTGCGATGGTGTGCATAAATAATTTGCATAATATACCAAGTGAGGTTGGCGCCCATTCTATCCGGACGGCCTATCAGAGCAATGTACATTTCTGTATTCTATGATCTATGAATTATTAAGTAGAGAGAAAAAAATAACTAAAAAAAAACTCAAGTCAAGTCAAGTCAAGTCAACTCAACTCAATCGTTTTTTTTGTAAGGGCGCGGATCACATTGTCCACATTCATCACATCATGGGGATTTTCTGGACAATACAAGAATCTAGAAAAGATTTCTTTCAATTGAGGATCTTCGGTTTCCTCCAGTACTGGAGAATAGCTTGTAATAAGTCCCCAAATATCCAAATTTTTCAAATAAACGTCTTTGAAATAGGTCATTAGCCAATTTTCATTCGCTGTCGCTCCGTAATGCAATATCACTTTTGCAATATATTCAACAATAACCGTCAACGGTTTTCTATCGGTAGCCAATTTGATTAGTTTATTAAATGTTTTTGTATGTCCTTCTCCCCTTTCTTCATTCCATTTACGAATAAAACTGTCTACAAATGACTTTACTGTTTCCATAGTGAGTAATTCAGATTTAGATCCATTCGCCTTTTTTCTTTTTTGTTTTGCATAAAAATTCTCAAACATGTATGTAAATGTCCCATTAAATAGAATTGCGGTAAAAGGAATATTATATTGAAATGGTTTATTGGAAAAAGATTTTGGAATACTTTCGCCATCTGTTTTACTAGATAGACCCCAATCTATCAATTTGGCGTATCCATCGGTGCCTATCAAAATATTAGATTCTTTGATGTCTCCGTGGTAAATATTTATTCGGTTCATAGGAATAATTCCATGAAGTAAGAGTTCAATGAGCATATTGTTCAACTGGTCAAAACGAAAAGTTTTAGATTCAAGTTGTCTATCAACATAATGACCCACATCCATTCCTCCGTCGGGCAAATTCAAAATCATCAATTCATCTAAACGGGAGTTGATATTTTCTTTTGTAATTTTTATTTTTTTCATGGGTTTGCACTCGGAAGAAAAATGAACCAGATCTTCTTCTGTAAGATCATCTGGCTCACAAAGAGTTACATCATCTATAATATAGTATCGCTTGTAATTGGGAACTTCTTTTAGTTGTGGCAAAAAACGGGTTATCTCTTCGTACTCTTTTTCTGCATATTTTTTTTTCATGAGCTTGCTTACACGATCAGTTTCTCTCCCAGAAGCTCTTTTACATTTTAATGCGGGACGAAATGCACAACCAAATCCGCCATGACCAATTGCCTCGCCGCCAACTTTTTCCTTTTCCTTTTCCTTTTCCTTTTCCTTTTGCTTTTGCTTTTGCCTTTCTTTTTTATTTCGTCTTTTT